ACCTACGACGAACTACTAAAAGAAAACGCAGACCTAACAGAGCTACTACGAAAAGTCACAAACCAGCTAAACCTAGCATTAGAGGACGTGGCGCGTAACCATGCGGCTAAGATGCAAGCCAAGCGTGGCGAATCGCATCACAGGGCATTTGAGCGGCTTTGCCCAATGCCGCCCATGCCCGATGCATCAGATCTGGTCACGTTTAAATGAATTGACAATCTAACAGAAAAGAGTAGATTAACGCCGTCGAAAGACTCCGCTTGAACTCGGATAAAATTAATGCAACTAAAACAAACAACCTCCAATTCCCTTACTAAGCAGTTTTTACAACTGGCATCCGATGCATACGGATGGGTTCAACTTAGTAATGGGATTGGGGGTTTTTTATTACCAAAATGAAAAACATTAAAACTAAAAGAGAAGAAGAAATATTAAATAAGCTTAAATCTTGTGAAGATATTTCACAAGGGGATGCAAAATTCGATAGAGAAATTATGGATGAGTTAATAAAATCCATTAAAAAAGCCATAGATTTATATGAGTCCAAAAAGGAGGCGAGATTTTGAAACGTCCATCTTTTCAATTTTACCCATCCGATTGGCTTAGGGACACAGCTCTTAGAACCTGCTCAATAGGGGCTAGGGGATTATGGATTGATATGATTTGTTTTATGCATGAGGGTAATCCATATGGGGTTCTTAAGGTTGGCAATAAGGTTATCCTTCCCGCTAACCTTGCGGTTATGGTAGGGGCAACCTTACTAGAAGTTGAAGGATGGCTTAATGAACTTGAATCATCTCAAGTGTTTGAACGTGGAGATGATGGGGAAATAATGAGCCGACGCATGATAAGGGATGAAAACCTTAGAAACGCAAGGGCTGAAGGTGGAAAACTAGGAGGAAACCCTGCGTTGAAGGTTAAGGATAAGGTTAACTTAAAGGTTAACCAAAAACCAACCCCTTCATCTTCTTCTTCTACTTCATCTACTACTTCCTTATTACTAGAGACAGAGAGTTCAGTTAAAAAGAAAAAGACTACAAACAAAGAAAATAGAGCTGTATCACAAAATACCGATTTAATGATTCGTATCGGGTCATGGTTTAGAAGGCGACCAGACACTTTGTGGACAGTCATGGAAAAAGAAGCACTCGACTCAATCCAAGATTGCTACAAAACAGAAAAGCAAATTGATGGCATGGAGGCGTATTACACATCAGAAGATCAAGAGGTTAGAAAGTGGCTAAAACGAGATTTAATTACGCTTTTGAATAATTGGACATCTCAATTAGACCGAGCAAGAAACTTTGATGTATGAACGAAGAATCCCCATATATCAAATCCCTACCGCACTCAGTCGGATGTGAGAAGGCTGTATTGAGCGTTTTAAGTCAGCATAGCGAGTTTTGGCACGAGTTAGGTGACTTTATACCAGATTGGTATTACCTACCGCAGAATCGCGTGTTACACGTCATTATGGCGAAACAGGTTGAATTGGTCGGTGCAGTCGAATTAGTCGGGCTTTATCAGTTGCTACTCGATGAGGGTAAGTTAGAAGCTGTTGGCGGCATGGCATACGTTACCGAGGTCTATACCTATCAACCCTCGCCTAGTCATTTTGCTAGCCATCTTGAAACGCTACGGATTAAATACGCTTGTCGCCAGGCAATAAAAGCCGCGACTAGTATAGACGAATTAGCGTATCAATCCCCAGAAGCAGATGAGTTGGTCAACTTAGCCAACCAAGTCGCTAATGAGATACAGGAGATCGTTACAGGCTCGAAACCAGCACTAGATACTAAGGCGATAGCTAAAGAATGGTATAACAACTATCAAAAGCTATTATCTGGCGAAAAGATACCAATGGGTATACAAACGGGCGTTATTTCAGCTAGATCATCGGGTGGTAAATCTACCCTAGCTACCCAGATTATGTCTAACGTAGCATCGCCAGAAACGCCGTGTCTCTATATGTTCTTGGAGGGAACTAAAGAAGCCGCATTTAGTCGCTGTATTATACAACTATCCAAGCTAGACGGAATGGCTATATCCGACCCGAAAGCATACGCACAGCTTAATAATAGAACGGATGTATCTAAGGAGGAAACTACCGCTATCGCTACAGCCGTAAAGAAAATCATAGCAGGGGGATTCTATTTTATCCAACCGCCTAGCCGAAAGATTCAAACGATATGTTCAACTATTCGGGCTATGGTAAGAAAGAACGGGATCAAGGTAGTTTTTATGGATTATGTCCAGATCGTTCGTAATGCCGAGAAAGGGCAAAGCAAGGAACAGGAAATGATGGGTATATCCAATTCGCTCCAGGAACTAGCTACCCAGCTAAATATCTTTATTTGCGTCCTATCCCAAGAAAATAGCGAGGGCGAAACGAAACACGCTAGGGCTTTGGAAGAGGACTCCGACTGGACTATATCCATTGTTCAAAACCAAGATAAAAGCTCAGAAGATTACAAAAAACATAAGCATATTTTAATCACCAAAGATCGCCATTGTTCCAATGCAGGGGAAAAATTACCACTAATATTCAATAAAACCAAAGTGAAATTCGTTCGTGGCATTTATGAGGAAACACCCAAACAAGGACGCAAACCCAAGAAGGACTTTTAACTTGACTATAAACACGCGATAAGGCAAATTAACGATGTTGAAAGACAACCGCTAGTAACGGTAAATTTGCATGATGATTCAATTTAAACAGCCCCGAAATCCCCTATCAAGCCGTGCTTATCATGCCACGGATTTACTACTTGGTAGCGGGTTTCGGGGTTTTTTAATATATTTATGACAAAAGAAGAAAGGAAAGAATACGGCGCAATTTATAGATCTATAAACAAAGATAGAATTAAAGCATATAATTTATCTTATAGATCAAAAAACAAAGACCAAATAAAGGCGTTAAGACTAAAGGTAAAAGAAACAAAAAAAGCTTACGATTTAGCTTATAGATTAGCTAATTTCAATAAGAAAAAAGCTTACGATAAGAATTACCAAGAAAAAAACGCCCAAAAAATAAAAGATTACAAGTATAAATATAGATTACTAAATCCCGATAAAATAAATGCTTATTTCAGAGCATACCAAAAACAACGTAGTGCAACAGATCCAGTTTTCGCAATGGGCTTAAGATTAAGGTCTAGAATATCAATGGTATTTAAAGTCAACGGGTATAAAAAAAGATCAGCAACCCAAAAAATGCTAGGATGTTCATTCACTAAATTTAAGGATCATATTGAAAAACAATTCACGGATGGAATGACTTGGGATAATCGCTCTGAGTGGCACTTAGATCACATAATACCGCTATCTTGCGCTACTACTATTCAGGGCTTAGAAAAGTTATCTCATTACAAAAACATAAGACCCTTATGGGCTAAGGATAATTTGGCTAAATCGGATAATTTGGTACTTTTCTGAAAAAAGAGCTTGCGTTAATCAACCTAACTGATTCAATCCAAACCGACTCGATGAAAACCATCACACTACTAACAACTCTAACCGCACTAGCATTAGCCGCAATAGGCACAATCCACGCATATACAAACCAAACAAACCAAGACCATGAGTAATAACAATAAGCTAATCACAATCAGTATCGACCTAATGAAAATCCCCAAAGATCGAATCATTGAGGGTAAAAACGGCGGTAAATACATGAACTTTGACGTGACAATTAAGGACGAGCCAGACCAATATGGGCAGGATTGTTCAGTTGCAATCAGACAGTCTAAAGAGGAACGCGAAGCAAAGACTCCAAAACAATTCTGCGGCAACGGTAAGAAGCTATTTGGATGGGACGCACCTAAACCAGCCGCACCTGCTAAAGATGATATCGACAACGAACTAGGATGGTAAGATGAGACACCAACTAAACACCTACCGATCAAACGAGCGAGAGTTAGCCGAAACCGCAACGCATCGGCTCAATACCGAACCATATACCCTTATGCGTAACGAATCCAAGCGACCTAAATACGAGCTAGAATATGACCATTCGGCTAATCTATTCGTTATCTGGGCTACTTACTACCCGATGGATTCGATGCAGTTTGAGCGGAAACAGATTAGGAATAAACGTCAACTAACAATAATATGAGTCACAAAGGAAGTTGGAATAGAATTAGGGATTATCAGGCTTGGAATAACTCGCCGCTATGGGATAAGAAACCAACCAGGATAATCGACATAATCAAGGAATACCCAGCCGAGACATTAGCTTATGAGCAAGGATTCGATATCGAGCAGTATGACCTACCTCTCGAAACCCATTTTAAATCTATTATCGAAATACCAATCGATCACGGATCTAAGAAGATGGGGCTATTACACGCTCATTTAAACGATTCGGGTAGCGATACAAAGCCACGGGTTTTCCTAGTTACGAATCACCAAGGACTAACGACTAAGCTAGCTGTCTGGATGGATGAGATAGAATAAACCACGACCTAACAGATTACAGGCTTGACAAGGTAGTTATACTTAGAAATATAAGAGGTATATTTAATGGCTTCTAATAACTCTAAACGCGGTGCTTATAAACGCAGGATTGATACAGCTCAATCCGAGCGGGATAAATACGATACGCTACATAATAGAGAGATTACAGCTAAAGCCGATCAGTTCTTAAAGGCTAGGATAACAGGACAGATAGAAATTAAACAGGTAGAGACTAGGCAGATTAAGTATTGGCATAGTAAGCAACAGGCGGATATACCTAGCCTAAAGACATTGCTCATAGATCATACTGTTAAGACTGCTAAACCTATCTTAGATAGGCTTAAAGGTATTGATACCCCACCTATGGTTGAGCTAGAATAAAACAATAACTTACCAACTTAGACATGAATCTAACAGTATCTAACAAAACCAACACGCTACAAGCCTTATTCTATAAGGGATATAGAGCATTAGCACATGGGACACCCCATCCAAACAGATTTCTAACACTTTATTACGCTTGTCGGACTCAGTCCCCCGTGCTTTCTTTATGCAACTAATTTGCGTTAGTGTAACCGTAACATGACCTAAAATGAAGCCAGTTAATCCCAATTACCCCAAGCAACCGACTCCAGATGACGGGCTAGTTACCGTGACCCATCTCGCCCAATTATTCGGTTTGAACAAAAAAACCATCCATGAATGGCGTAAAACGGGCAGGGATGTGCCAGATAAGATTGATGGCAAGGAAGATTTAGAGGCTTGGAGGGCATGGTTTGCATCTAATCCAGACGCAGGATTCAACCATTTAAAGCCGCGAGCCGACAAGGAAACGCTCCAATGCCAGAAAATCGAGGTTGAGGTAGCCATTAAAAAGCTAGAACTAGCACAACGGGCTGGTGAATTGATTAGTATTGGAGACGCTAAAGAGGCTGTAACGAGGATAGTTAGTGCAGCTCGTGCTGAGTTTCTTAAAATGACATCCGACTTGCCGCCGTTGATTGCAGGATTACCAGAACCGAAGATACACGGGGTAATTAGAGAAACGGTTATCGATATTCTTCAGAAACTAAGTGAGGGAATGGATGAGATTTATGCTCAAAAACAACTTGCCACGGTCGAAGAAACTGAGTAAATCTAGACCATGAAATTGAACGTGATCGACGAGCTACCTAATTGCACGGGCTGGCTAGCATCTGAAAAGCTGGACGGAGTTCGGGCTATTTGGACGGGTGAGTGCTTTATTACTCGCCAAGGTAAGATGTTAAAACCACCTACATGGTTCACAGCTAAAATGCCATCTGTTAGATTAGACGGCGAAATCTACATGGGACGCGGCAGGTTTAACGAGCTGCAACGGGCTATGCAGATTAAGGGCGGAGACTGGTCAGGTATCGAGTATCATGTATTTGACTTAGCCGAGCTTAGAACTCCGATTGAAGCTAGATTACAGAAGCTCAAATCTATCAAGCTACCCTCGCACGTTAAACTAGTTAGCCATGTAGTTCTTTCATCTAACAGGGAATTAGATGAAATGGAAAAAGCTATTGTAGATGGCGGTGGCGAGGGCGTAGTTATCCGCGCCGCTGGATCATCTTACAAGGGTGTATTCGATTACAATATGGTTAAGGTTAAGCGACTATTTCCAGACTTGGAACGCTGGCAAGGATGAACGAACGAGCGATATCTGAGCTAATAACTGGAGCTAGGCAGGGGTTTAGACCGCCTACGGATCTAAAGCCGTGGGAATGGGCTGCGTTAAACGTCAAGATTTCAAACAGCGAAAGGTCGACTAGATTTGACCCAGAGCAAACGCCGTGGTGGAAAGCACCTTTAGAATGTGCTGGAGACTTTGATACTAGGCAGGTAGTTATCGTAGCCCCAACTGGATCTGGTAAATCAACTATGGCAGAGGCTTTGATACCTTATGTAGTTTCGGAGAATCCTGGTGCTTTTCTCTACGCATCGCAAACGAACGAATCAGCTAAGTTCTGGGGCGAGACTAGGCTTAAACCAGCTTTAATGTCATCGCAACACGTTAAAGACCTATTCCCTAAAGACCGACACGCTAGCCGCAAGTTGGAAATTATCTTTCCGCATATGCCTTTGATTCTAGGAGGGGCTAACTTAGCTAACTTCCAAGAGAAGTCGGTTAGATGGCTTTACGGGGATGAGGTATGGGAATGGCAAGATGAGTTAATCCGCGAGTTCTTAGCTAGGCATCACAACCGCTGGAACAGGAAGGTTTATCTCGTATCTCAGGGCGGCTATGCTGATTCGGCATTTGATGTTGAATGGCAGAAATCCGATATGGCTTTCTTTAGCTGGAAATGCGATTGCGGAGAACAGCAACCGTTTGAATTTGAGGGTATTAAATTCGATGTAGTTACAACTACGGAGGGACAGGTAGATGTAGAGGCTAGTTCTAGAACGTGTCGAATGAAATGCCGAGCTTGTGATTTGGAGTATCCCGATGAGGTGCAAACTAGGCGTAAACTAACCGATTCAAATATGACTAATGGTGGTAATGGCTATATTACGACCAACCCCGCCCATCACGAATCAGTTAGGGGTTTTCGGGTCGATTCGTTAGCGGTTTGGTGGATTCCTTGGCGGGAAGAGGTTAAAGAGTTCTTAGAGGCTACAAAACTAGCCAAGCGTGGCGTTACAGACAGGCTTAGACAATGGACGCAGAAAAGACGTGCTAAGTTCTGGGGTGAGGATATGGCGGATGCTGAGATCATCGTAGAACGCGGTGGATTTACCAAGTTGGAATACGAGGGCGGAGTTAAGATCGAGAACGAGATACACCGATTCGCTACTATTGACGCTGGAGGAGACCATTACTGGATGCTTATTACGGCATGGGCTAAAGGCGGATTCTGTAAGGTCTTATGGGAGGGCTATATTCCTAGTGATAGCGGCAGGGAGGAAAGGATTTTAGAGATATGCGATAGATACAAAGTTAAACGCTCGTTAACATTCATCGATATTGGATTTGAACAGGATAGGATTTTAGACCTTTGCGTTATGCATGGATGGACGGGCATAAAAGGCGAGGGTAATAAAAACTTCTTTCTACATACCAACGCACAAGGCAAAACAGTTGAGAAACTTTTCTCTAAAATTAAAAGGGCTAGTTCCAAGTCGGGCGGCATAGCTAAGTTTATGTTCTTGGCATCAAATCCAGTTAAAGACGTTTTAGCTAGGATGATGAAAAGCGGTAACCAGATTGAATTTCCAGATGACTTGTCCAAGCCATTTGAAAACCATATGAGATGTGAGCGGCGGATAGTTGAGAAGAATCCAGAAACTGGGGAGGAGAAATCAAGGTGGATTAGACCTGGCGGTAAACCCAACCATTTATTTGACTGCCTAGTTTACGCGGTAGCAGCGGCATTAGCGTTTGAAGTAACTGAAACCGATCTCTAACAGTTAGGATTGACATTGCCATCAATAGAACGCAATGATATGCCATGAGCTTGGCGGCAAACGGAAATGCAATTTATTTAGCGATTAAGGATGATCCGCGAGCAGTCGCGAAGATACGTCAAGAAGCTAAAACGCTAGCATTGGCTATTGCAACTGATCAGAACGCATCGGCTCAAGTTACATCTGCTACGGTTAACGGGCAGACCTTTAATACAAAACATAGCATGACTCAGGGTCAGCGATTGCAGCTTTTAAGATGGGTTATTAACTGCGTTGATAACTGCACGACTTTAAGTTCGACACAGATATCCACATTCTAAGCTATGATACTTGACCAATACGGACAACCTTGGAAGGTCGCTCATGCGGCTGAATACAACCCTAGACGCGGTTCTCAATTCGCAGTTAGAAACGATGATATCGAGCGGCTTATCCCATCTAGTGACCGTAAGGCATTGGCTAGTTTATCCAATCGGTTATTTATCAATATGGGAGTTCCTAGGGCGTGTATTTTGCAGAAAGCGGATTACTCGGTCGGCGAGGCATGGTTACCTAGTTATATCGGACAGGATAAAGAAAAGGGCGATAAAGTAGCAAAGTTCATGCATGATATTTGGTTACCACAAGCGGATATCCGTGGGGGTATTTTCGATTGGTGGAAAATGTTGGAACTAACCAGCGTAGAAATTGACCGCGCTGGAGACGTATTCTGGCTAATGGTTAAGGGCGATGATAATTTCCCTAGAATCCAAATGATTCCTTCGCATCGTTGTTATTCTGGTAGCGACACAGTAGTCAAAGAAGGTAAATATCGGGGTTATCGCATTTGTGATGGTGTTATTTATTATTCATCTGGCAGACCAGCAGCTTATCAGTTTAACGTAGGTAAGGACGGCAAAGAGGATATGGTAACAATTCCTGCAACGGATGTAATTCATATATTTGACCCCACGCATTGCGACCAAGGACGAGGTTACCCAGCATTTACCCATGCTTTAGAATCTCTGAAAATGTCGTTGCTATCCTTAGAGGATGAGCGAGTAAGACAGCAGATTATTTCAAGACTGCATTTAACCGTATTCAATCAGAACGGTTCACCAGACCTAGATGACCCTCGCACATCACTACTAGAAAAAACGGCTGGCAATACAGGATTTACCCAACAATCATTCCCTGGCGGCGTTTATTATATGTCATCGGAGGGTAACGAGAAGATCGAGCAGATCAAACATGATAACCCTGGCGAAATCTGGGAGTCATTCCAAGATCGAATTGCTCGTGATGCAATTATACCAGTTTGGTCTTATTCCGTTTGGAAATCAACAGGACAAGGCACATCGGAGCGGGGCGAGATTGTTAAATGCCGCCGTTTCGTAACCAAACGCCAAGGTCAACTATGGTATGCGGCTAGAAGAGCTTTAACGTGGGCTTATTCAGTATTTGCCGAACAAGGACGAGTTCCGAAACTATCCGCTCCGACTCTTTGGGATTTCTCAAAACCGCCTAGATTATCGGTAGATGATGGTAGAGAATCCAAGATGGAACTAGAAGAGTTACGCACGGGATCACGCAACCTAGACGAGGTTTTAGAGGCTCGCGGATTACGCCAAGATGATTTCTACATGAAACGGGCTTGGTCGGTAGCGGAGCGTAAAGCAATCGCAGCAAAAGTAGCTCAAGAAGCATCGACTAAATACGGTATGGAGATTGAAATTGAAGATCGAGAGATGTTCATGATGACTCCTAACGAAATGGGCGATCAATCAGAATCAAACAAAAACCCAAAAGAAGAATTAGATGATGAAAACGATTCAAGTAGAAAATAAGCAAGGCAAGGTTAAACTAAATGAAGTTGTAACCCGTGAATCCATTGGTCGAATGATTGATGAGATTAGCAAACTATTCGGAGCTAAGGCAGTCGCGGATGGTGCGGATTTTGGCGAAATCATGAACGTAGCGGAAAACGCCGTTGATGTTTTAGATATCGAAATCAACTCCCCAGGCGGTAGCGTTTTTGATGGCTATACAGTTTATCAAGAAATCAAAAGCCTGCAAGATCGTGGTGTTGTCATCAACGCAACTATTACTGGCATGGCTGCATCGATGGCTAGCGTCATCTGTATGGCGTGTAACAAAGTATCAATAGTTCCACATGGTCGCATGATGATCCATGACGCATCCAGCGGTTTCTCTGGCAATGCCGACCAGATGCGGAAACAAGCTGACCTTCTAGATTCGATCAGTTCAGATATCGCTAATATCTATTCCTCACGCACTAAAAAGCCAGTTGAGGATATTCGAGCTATGATGAAAAAAGAAACTTGGATGGACGCTAAAACAACCGTAGATAATGGATTTGCTGATGAAATTGCAGAGAAAAAACTAAACGTATCTAACAACCTAACAGCCGAGCTTGACATTGTAGACGAAAAAGGGAATAAATCACCCATGAGCATTTTAACAAAGCTGTTCCCTAATAACGATCAAGTAGCGAATCTCGAAAACGCAATTCAAGAAAACGATTCTCTTCGTGCTGAGATTGCAGACCTTCAAGCTAAACTTGAAACCGCAAAAGAAGCAGATCAGACCCTTATCGAGAACACCGTCAAAATTGAAAACTTGACCGCTGAACTAGCAACCGCACAATCCGAACTGGAAACAGTTAAGGCTGAGTTGGAAGAAACCAAGGCAGCAGTAGTTGTTGAGGCAGAATCCGCCAGCGATAAAGCAATCGAAATGCTAGCTGGTATCGGTCAATCAGACCCGCTTCCAATCGAAAACGGCGGCGAGCAAAGATCTATCTTGGAGCAATTTGAATCCCTCAAAGGTTCTGAGGCAACCGCATTTTATAAAGCTAACAGAAAAGCTATTCTTTCTGAACAATCAAAACGTAAATAATCTCCTAACAAAATAATACCATGTCCACAATCGCAACTAATGACAAAATTTTCGTTCAAGAGGCTCTCAATGCCTTTACCGCTGGTCTCGCACCGCTGAACGCATTTACCCGTTCTTATTCAAGTGAAGCTCGCCGTAAAGGTGATGTTATCGCTATCCCTCGTGCCGATGCACTTAGCACGACCACATTCGCTTACGCCAACAACAGCGGTTATCCTTACGAAACCGAAGGCGGAACGCTTAACACCATCAGCCTTAACCTCGACCAACACCAGATCGTAGGTGTCGATATTACTGATATCCAATTCGCCAGCAAAGGTGCTTCTGAGATTTCCGTATTCGCTCGCCAACAAGGACGTGCTTTGGCTCGTAAGTGTATCGAAAACATCTTCTCGTTGGTTTCTATCGCTAACTTTGGTGCAGCCGCTGCAACTGCAGTTTCCATCGCTGATACTGGTCTTACCCAACTTCGCAATGCTCGTAAAACTATGGTTGATCGCAAAGTAAATGGCGAAAACCTTAGCCTTATCGCATCTAGCGAATTGTTCGCTTCACTTCTCGGTGATAGCAATATCTCACAAGCCTTCCAATACGGCGGCAATGAAGCCATCCGTGAAGGTCGCATCCCTCGCCTTCTTGGTATGGATGTCTATGAGACAAACGCTCTCGCACTTGGTGGAACTCTTTCTCTCATTGGTTTCCTTGCACATCCTGACGCAATCGCAGTCGCCATTCGCCAGCTGTTGCCACAAGACAACTCGCAATACCTTGCAGTTGATACCGTGGTTGATGACGAAACTGGTCTCGGTTTCACCTATCGCCGACACTTCAACCCAGGTAAAGGTCGCCATTACGCATCCTTTGAGTGCTTGTTTGGATTTACCCAAGCTCTCACTCTCGGACTCGGAATCCTCCGCAAAGCTGACTAATTCTCTAGTGTTCGTAGTTCATAAAAGCACCGCTCAGAAATGGGCGGTGTTTTTTTATTTGACAAAATCGGTTAGAATTACTAATTCTAATAGCGAGATATGAAATTAAGTTTAACCTGTATAACAGGGAATTGCGAAAAGGATATCGTTAGATTCCTAGATGCCTTCCAGCCGTATGTGGATGAGATTGTTATGGTTCGTGCCATTGGCGATCAAGATCCAGATAAGACTATTGAAATAGCTAAATCCAGAGGTTGTATTACGTCTGAGTATTTTAATGTTAAAAAAGAATGGAATCATGTAGATGATTTCTCAGCGGCACGGAATGTGGCTTTAAGCCTAGCAACAGGCGATTGGTCTATGTGGGCTGATATGGATGATATCTGCGATGGGGCGGATAAGATTAAAGAGCTACTGGTTAAAGTTCCAGACGATATCTGGATGGTATCATGTCCCTATGTGGTTAGTGAACAAGGCGTGGTTTCTAACTTTAGGGAGCGGTTCTGGCGGAATAGCGGCAAGTTTAAATGGATTAACCCTATTCACGAAAACCTAATATGTATTGATCGTATGCCTAACCCAGCGGCGACAACTACCCAGTTTAAGGTTATCCACAAGCCAGAAGATCACAAAGGATGCACCCAAGATAGAAACCTGCGTATTTTGGAAACAGTCCCAGAGAAAGAAAGGTCAGTCGGGCATAAGTTTTACTACGCTCAAGAATTAATTAGGCGTGATGATCCTAGGTCTATTGATGCGGTTAAATCCTTTTTATCTGACAAAGAAAGCAATACTCCAGAACGGTTTGAAATGCTAATGACCTTGGCGGCTAAATCGGATGACTACGGAGCTAAGGCTAATTTCTATTTACAGGCATTTACAGAAGATCCAGGCAGGGCAGAACCGCTTTACGAGTTAGCCGCATTGTCCTTGGCTTGTGATAATACTAAAAACGCCCTAGCCTACGCCGAAAAGATGATGGCTTGCAAATATCCAGATGACCCGTGTTGGAATCATCGTAAGATGTTTTACGAGTTCTGGCGTGATGATCTCTACTGGCAATGTCTGAGGGCATATGGTGATGTTTATTTGGCTGATATTTTACGCCGTAATGCTGCTATTAAAACTGGTAAGCCTATTATATCCTTAATCCATGCGACTAGGGGCAGAGCGGCTCAAGCGGTCAAAGCTAGGCAGAACTGGATCAGAACAGCTAACCATCCAGAGAGAATCGAGCATATATTTGTAGCTGATTTGGATGATGAGGAATCCGTAATTTTGTCGCGGTTTCCATCAGCTTTTATGGCTGAATCAAATGGTTGCGTAGGTGCTTGGAACTATGGGGCATCACTTACAGAAGGAGAAGTCTTAGTGCAACTTAGTGACGATTGGAAGCCCTTTAAAGGATGGGATGACGCTATTCTTGATGCTATTGGTGATACATCTAAACCATCGGTATTAGCTATCTCTGATGGGCATAGAACGGATGATTTGCTATGTATGGCGATTATGACCCGACAACGGTATAAAGACCAAGGCTTTATGTTCCATCCTGAGTTCTTCTCGATGTATTCTGATAATTGGTTTTCAGAATGTGCTTTCCGAGATGGCGTAGTTATTGATGCTCGTGATTCAATTAAATTTGAACACGAACACCCAGTATTCGGCAAGGCTGAGATGGATAATACTTACGCTAGAAGCAATGCAAACGAGCATTACGAGAGGGGGGCAAAGGCATTGGAACGTCTACGGGCTGGGATTAAAACTAGTTCGGATATTGTCGGATGGTGTGATTATAAGCACTTTTACCGATCTATTGCCAAAGTAATACCAGACGGCGGTAAGTTCGTAGAGGTAGGTAGCTGGATGGGACAGTCGATTATATGCTTAGCTCAAGAATTGCAAAATCTAGGTAAAAACGTGCAACTGTATTGCGTTGATACTTGGAAGGGTGAGCAAAATCAACCCACGCATTTACAGGTAGTAGATGAACACGGCGGTTCAATACTTTGGAAATTCAAGCAAAATATCGAAGCCGCTGGTGTATCAGAAATGATAAAGATTATCGAATCCGATAGTGCCGAGGCTGCATCTTTATTTGAAGATAATAGTATTGATGGTTGCTATATCGATGCAGCGCACGATTACGAATCAGCTAAAAAGGATATTAACGCTTGGTATAGCAAAGTTAAGCCTAACGGAATTTGGGCGGGTCACGATTACCCTTGGCACGAAGTAGAGCAAGCTATCCACGAACATTCAGACAAGCATAAATACAAAGTAGCTGGAATCGGTCGGGTATGGATTAAAGAACCAGAAGCAAAACCATGAATCATAGAACAACGCACGGCAGTAAAGGCGATATGCCAAGGAAAGTAGATACAGCTACATACGGTAGCAATTTTGACGATATATTTAGAAAAAAAGATGAAACCAAAACTAAGCATACTAATAGCGACAATACCAGGACGAGAAGAGCAATCAAAGGCACTAAGCGAAAAACTAGCTAATCAAATTGGAAATCTACCAGTTGAATATCTAATTTTAAGCGATAACCGCAAACGCTCAATCGGGGCTAAACGTCAAGCCTTATGGGATATAGCCGAGGGCGAATATGCTGCGATGGTCGATGATGACGATGATATTTCTGATAATTATATCGAGGAATTACTTAAAGCTACTGAAACGGGTGCGGAGGTTATCACCTTTGAACAACGGGCTATTTATAATGGCTTGGAATCCAAGGTTGTCTTTAAGCTGGGACAGGGCGATCATGCCTTTATTCCGAATGGTATTACCTTGAGAGATGCGTGGCACGTTTGTGCATGGCGGCTAGATAGGGTTAAAGATTGCCAGTTTCTTTACTGCAATTACGGCGAGGACAAGGCATGGTCTTTACAGGCACGGCAACAGGCTAGGACTAGCTTTCATATCCCGATGGTCTTACATACCTATAGGCACGATGCGGAAACCACAGCAGCACCAGAACCTAATGGGGTTTGATTTTCGTTAGATTTAAAGCTATGGCTTATCTATGTCTATTCTAACAGATTTCGCGACCAATGCAGCTACATCGGCTTTTGCTATTATCGGGGCTGAAACGCTAACCATTGGAGCTAATTCGGTTAGTTGTATATTTAACGAGGCTAACGACAGTAACGAGTTTGATGGGGCTGGATATGAGAAAACCAAGACTCTAACGGCTGTATTGAAAACCACTAGCCTACCCGCTGGAACGCTACTAGAGAAAAAAGTTACTGCCCGTGGTATCAACTACCGTATTAAAGGAATTGAAAAAGGCGGAACATTTACGACTTTAAGGCTAGAAACCGATACGAAAGGATGAGCCGAGTAACTGCTACTATTGATAAAGCTAAACTAGAGAGGTCTATTAAAAGATACGCCGCTAAAGTAGGCGAGAGCAATGCCCAAGCGGTTATTCGTTGGTCGGTTCAGACTTGTTTGGAAGTAGCTAAATATAACCAGCCATTCAATGGTAAAGCTTCAGTTCACCGTAACACTATCAGAAAAGATATAAATAACTGCGTAGTTTCTATAAAAGGCAGAACTCCTAGGGGTCAATCAGCATTAAGAACTACTCAAGAAATAATAGATTGGGTGGATTTAAACCGAATAAAGAGAGGGCGGAGAGTCCCGAAACTTCCAATCCAACAACGTAAAAAGGCAACCGAATCAATGGTTAATAAGGTTGTAAGGATTAAGATGGAACGGGCAGGTATGGCTCGCGGCGCATGGATTGGGGCAGGGAACGAAATAGGAAGGCATCAAAGAGGATCTAACAGGATATCTATTGGAGTTAATCGCTATAAGTTTGCACAAAAGCACACAGGACTAGGTAGGGCTAGGCGACCAATACCAGGATTTAACCCTATCGCAGTTATGAAAAACTTAGCACGTCATTCATCTAGCGAATACGTTTTAAGGAAGGATCATATATATTTAGCTATCGCAGACGGGCGTAAAAAATGCCTTAATTACTACAGAAAAACCCTAGCAGCAATTAACAGAAGTAAACCATGAGCAATATAAACGAGACATTAAGGTTATGGGTCGAAGGTCAAAAGGAAAACTATGACTCTCTAACAGATTTCGAGGTAGTAACTATGGGACAGGACGATATTCTTGAGTCTCCGTATATTGCTATTGTTACGACAGGCAGTTCCGAACGGGTCGATTCTGGCGTAGTTATGCGTGGCGTAAGTGATTTTGCTGTAGAAGTAATTCTAACAACTATCCCAGTAGAAGAGGATGACGGCGGAACTCTAGCAGACGATGACAGGCAAGCCGCACTAGACCTTTACCAGATCGTAGCAGATACGGCAGCTATTGATATTCTATCAGAATCCGAATCTTGGCGAGTGTTTGACATTCGCCCCGAGGGGTATAATACTGAGTCAAACGATGGGAAACGGGTTACGACCTATCCCTTAACAGTTACCGCTTGTCCAATCTAACTATTTAACTATATGTCAGCCACAGTATTTGCAGCCGCTCGATATGGAGCAACAGATGATTCATCCGCAACAGGTCTATTAGTTGGGAATATCAGCTATACCTATTCCTCAGAGCAAGCATTTGCAAAGAACCACCTTGGATCAGATGTCGGTGCATCTCTTTACAACGAATCAACCGAGATTAGCATTAGCGGCGTAGTTAAAACCAAAGCAACTGGATTGGTTCCAGATATTGCGGCTGTTTTGACATTGGCTAACAGTTCCGCTGATACTTTGGCGGCAGATAGCAAAAACCTCTTTACAACCCCTACCTCTGGTGCAGGTGTTCTCGTAACGGGTGCAACCTTAAACCGCGTAAATAGTGAGTTTGAAAACGGCGAGGTTTCCGCTATCTATAAACCGCTCATCTCACTTTCCAGCCCTGCTGTTTTGACGTAATAATTTAAACTAAGAAATTTAACAAGATATGAAAAAAACTCCAATCGGAGAGTCTTTTGGCACGGGTGATTTAAACCTAGCTGCGGCGGTTATGACTATGGGAGTCCCGCCAGAACGAGATGTTGTTAAGTTAATTGCCAGCACGGACGGCAAGGATTATGTTAGGTTTCTACTAAGGGACGTATCTATTGACGGCACTTTAAAAACATCCGCTTTAATGGATTCGTGGTCAGATTCGGCTAACCATATTAAAACCTATCCTACTTGCAGTTTTGGCAAGATTATGTCGTTTATCCTGGCTCGCCCTAGTGATTGCAAAAGCTACATAGAATGGTGCGAATATGCGTGTTCATGGTTAGAAATAAGTATGAACCAATGCCGCCAAATGATGATTAAATCGCCCAAGGTATGGGAGACATCGCCTGATTCCGAGCCAGCCTATATTCTAGGATTCATCGCCAATCGTTTCTATTTATTGGATATGGCTAACAGATTCCGTAAAGATGGTAACTTTGATGTCTACGCCGAGTATGGTAAAGCATCGGCTTTGATATCCGAAAGACTACCAGCTAATATGCGTCAATTTCTACTCTCACAATTAAAATAATATGAAATACCAAGAATTAAAAAAAGGAACTCTAGGGCTAATCCATTGGCTCAAAAGCACGGCTAAGAACCCTACTATCCTAATCGGATCTAGCGATCTAAGGGATGTAGCCGAGGTATGCTGGGCTTTTACTTTACCACTAGAGGATATCGAGAAGATGACCCCGCAAAAGGTTAAATTGGAGGTTAACTCGTTTATGCGTGACCTAACAGCAGATGATTTCCAAGCGTTACAGAATCACGCTGAAAAAGAGATCAAGAAGTTCTTTAGCACCGATACCCGCCCAAAAAAGCAATCAGCACCTCAACGGGTGCAGAAGAAACGAGCCAAGTAGAGATTTCGCCATTAGCTACGGCTATTCACATTTTAACCCGTTACGGTCTAACTGCCAGAGAGATTAAATATGACCTAGATATAGAGCTAGCTAATCAGTTGTTGAGTTGCCATTGGATGAGTTTAGGGTTAGAAGTTGAATATACAACTGACGCTTTAACAAACAAAGTAATAAGACAAAACAGCATCGAGCAAACATCTAAACGTAAAAAAGAATGGCGATTGGAAGTACTTTAAAAATTGGGTTTGATGCAACGTCTGTAAAACGTGGCTTAGATGGGCTTGGCAGCGATGTAGCAAAATTTTCATCTAAGATAGCTAAAATGGGTGTAGCTAGTTTAGCTGCTGGTTTAACCGCATCTGGCGTAGCTATTGTAGCGTTTGCTAAAGGTTCATCCGAGGCTGCCGCTAGCATGGAAACATTGGAAACCCAATTCGGAGTATTACTTAAATCTACGGAGGCGGCTAAAAACATGATTGGAGAGTTTCGTAAAGAAGCTATCAAATCTCCATTATCTGTTGAGGATTACGCCAAAGCGGGTAAAACTTTATTAGCTTTCGGTATGTCATCGGAAAAGGTAATGCCAACTCTTAAAGCATTAGGCGATGTTTCAATGGGTAATTCCGAGCGTTTTGATTCGCTGGCGTTAGCCTTTGCACAGACCCAAGCCGCTGGTCGTTTAATGGGTCAAGAGGTTCTCCAGTTCATTAACGCTGGATTTAACCCATTACAACAGATTTCAAAGAAAACTGGTCAGTCTATGGTTGAGCTTAAAAAGGCTATGGAGGATGGAGCTATTTCAGCCGACATGGTTGCAGAGGCTTTTATGGACGCAACTAAAGAGGGCGGCTTATTTTACGGAGCATTGGAAAAAGGATCACAAACCACAGAGGGTAAAATAGCTAAACTTAAAGATACAATCTTTGGTTTAAAAGTAGCTTTTGGAACTGGATTTAACGAGGGTCTAAAAGATGCCTTAGATGCTAGTAATAATTTCCTGCCACAGTTTGAGAATAACATGAAAATAGCTGGTCAATATATCGGCACGGCTATTTCGGAGGCAGTCGCTGGGGATGCTAGTAAATTCATTTTGCTTGGGGAAATAATAGGCGAAGGTATAAAAGTTGGTTTGATGACAGTATTAAGCAAAGGTGGTTCTGATATATTTAAATTCCTAAGCGGTGCTTTAACCGATGTGGCTAAACTAAATCCACTTATTGCGGCTACTGATAAATTAACAGGTAGTGGATCTAAAATCCAAAATAAACTATTTGAAGCCGACACATCCACATCATCCATAGCATCAGAGGAATTTGCAATGTCTAGGTTACCAGCACTACTAAACCAGTTAGGCGGTCAAGCGGCTAAAATAGAAGCCGAAAATGCTCGTAAGGAAGAAATATCTAAGCAAGCAGAATTAGTTAAACAAATAAAATCTCAAATGTTTGAGGAGTTTGCACCTGGTAGTGGTATAAAACAAACCGTCAGCTTAACTAAGGCTTTGGGTATTTTAATGAGTATTGATAAAAAACTAACAACATCACCACCCGCTAAAATGTAATGAGTGCTAAACTATTTCTAAGTGAATCAATTATTCCGCAGCCAGATTTTGAGGCTACTCAAGAGGAAAACGGACAATGGAAAGCCAATCAATCGTTTTTGGTTAAAAAGGGTGATTTTGATAATCTAGCCACTAGACTATTCTTTTCTAGGGGCAAAACACCAACTGATTTAGACCCAAATAATGACGCTTATTTTAACTTCTTAAAACTCAAGACTACAACGGTAGGAACAGAGGTTGGAGGCTATACAATTATTAGAGTTGAGTTCCAAGGGTATTCTTACCCGATTGGAGATCCGCCAGAAAACGAAAAATCATATATGACTACGAGTTATCGTGGTTCACTTAAAACAGTCCCAATAACTGAACATCCTAAATTCGTAGCAACCTCGGATAGTGAAAAATATATGTTGGGTCTCTTAATGTCTGGTGAATTTACACTAAATGATGATGGATATAGTCTAGGTAGGTGGATTCATTACGAGTCGGACATTACCACAGAAGAGCCTATAATGAAGCTGGTTACCCTTGAAAATATAGACAACCCTGGTAGTCCATATACATTGGTATCATCTGACTCTAGGGATTTAGCTGCACTAATAGCCAAGGGTGTCCGTGATTACGAAGTCGGCACTTATGAATATGTAGTTAGATGGTCAAGTGATGAGCCATTACAGGCAACCGATATTGACAAATTGGGCTTGGTCGCAGAACCTCTAGGAAATCCAGTTAAGCCATCGAATGGAACTAGAGAATGGAAACTAGCTACGCTTAACCAAGAACAAGAGGGAACGGATGAGCCAACTTATACGATTGAGTTAGTTTATCAGTTATCCGACAAAGACGGATGGGATGTTACACTTTACACCTAATGATAAGAAAACCACAAGTCACGATACCACGCCAACCCAGATCGGGCTTGGATGTTTTAAACTGGGCTAAAGATGTTAACTACGCAATTAGGCAATTAGCGGCGGCTAGAGAGGATTATATCGGTTTAAAAACAAATAATTCATTTGGCGGAATCAATAAAAACTACACAAGTCACCCTTGGAAATGCTCTGCTAACGGCGACGCTACGATTTATGTCGGCGAGGGTAGAATACATTCATATCTGGATGGGGATAGTCCAGGTCATAATGCATCTGCTAGCATGGCAGGATTCGGAGATTGGGCTGGAGGCAACGTAACAGTCACAGCGGCTACTGGGGTTATTTATGGGAAATTACCTGCTATAAATAGTGTCTCTCCATTGGTTGACATTATAGCTGACTCAGCTGGTGAATATGGGGATGTTAATATTATATTATTGAGAACAATGCCAGATCCAGAAACGTAGCAAGTCTTGAGGCATGACCCAATGCTTTGGAACTTTACCCAGTATCTCTAACAATTTTCCTTTAAATTCTAACAGAATTGCGATTTGACTTTTAGCCGTTAGAAAGCAATGATTCCGCTATGAGTATTGCAAACGCCACGGCTAACTTTGGACTATCGGCAACTGGAACAGTAACCAGACCGAATATATCTGGCAGCGTTATTGTTGGGCAGTCATCGGCTTCGATGGCTTTAACATCCAGCACTTCTGCCTTCCACGCTCGGCTTTACTTGCAAGATAGCGGTAATGACGCAACTTTAAATACTAACACCTTCGCTACGGCTATTGACTCCAATGCGGCGGTCGCGGCTACTGGAACGCTAACCTTAACGGGTCAACCCACAGCGGCTCAAACCGTAACCATTGGCAGCACAGTATATACCTTTAGGGCTACTACTGTCCCAGCGGCTTTTGACGTTCTAATTGGTGCAACCGCATCGGATAGCTTGGACAACCTTATTTCAGCAATCAACGCATCTGCTGGGGCTGGAACTACCTACGGCACAGGCACTACGGGTCATCCTACGGTCGGTGCGGCTGCTGGGGCTGGTGATACCATGACTTTAACCGCTGATACGGCTGGAGAGGCTGGAAACGCCATTGCAACCACCGAAACGTTAACCAACGGTAGCTTTGGGGCTGTAACGCTTACAGGCGGGGCTGAGGCTAACGTATGGGAAGGTGCAGCCAGCAACTACCAAGGCGATGCCTATGGAACTAATACATCTATTCACGGCTTACTGGTCTATTGCGTAAGCGGCAAGGTTGTAGTTTCTAACAGCACCAGCCTAGTCATTCCAGTTACGGCTGGATCTAAAGCACTTATTTCCTGCCCAACTGCCATTTCCGAGCTACTAGCAACTTTAACGTTCTTAGCCGCTGCAAACGATACAGAAGTCTACATTACCTGCCTTGGCGTAGTATGAGTTGTAATACAAATATCACCTTATCTCCAGTAGTTTATCGGGATACATGGGATGGGCTATCTAATTGCTCATTTTCATCCGATGGGAATGCTTTTACGTCTAACTTATCAGTTGTTAGAATGTTCTTTCGTGATGAAAACGGAGATGTTGGGCTACAACTTAGTAGTGCGGATTCTGAGATAGTTATAGATGACGCATCAAACTGGGAATTTACCGTAAATGCTGTATCTCCAATGACTCTATCTATCGGTGTTTGGGATTGGTCTATTGAGACTAAAGACGCTCAAAACATCGTTAAAACACGAATTTTTGGATCACTTGAAATTTTAGATGATGCAACACAATGAGCGAATACATCACGATAAATCTAACCCAGCCGAAGGAAGAGATCAAGTTTTCATACACCGAGCAAAACGAAGAGATTGTTTTCAGTTTCTCCGAGGCAGCACGTGGCGCACAAGGTGAGCCAGGCGCAGCCGCCACAGTCGATCAAACGATTATAGATGGCAGCACGAACGCCGTGTCTGGCAACGCCGTATTCGATGGACTAGCACTAAAAGCACCGATCGCCAATCCTACCTTTACTGGAATCGTAACAGCCCCACGGATCACAGGTAGATGCGATGGGATTGAGGTCTTATGCAAAGCAGGACTTGCCATCAACGCTGGGCAGGTAGTCTATATTACAGGGGCATCTGGTAGTAATATTATCATCGGTCTTGCACAAGCTAACACAGAGCCGACATCCAGTAAAACCATCGGAATCAGCGAGTCAACCCTCGCCAACAACGCCACGGGCTACGCGATCACTGAAGGGCTGATGACCGTCAGCATCTCCGCTCCGTCTGCTATCGAAGGCGATCCGATCTGGCTTTCATCAGATACCGCTGGGGGCATGGTATTTGGACTTGCCAACAAGCCATCCGCACCAAATCATATCGTCTATCTCGGCGTGGTCACACGCAAGAGCGGCAACACAGTTGTTGAGATATACGTCAAAATCCAGAACGGCGCAGAACTCGATGAGCTTGCAGACGTAGCGATCACAAGTGCAACCGCAGGACAAGCGTTAATGCGTGGTGCTACTACTTGGGAAAATCGCAGTCTTGTTAGCTCCGATATTTCAGATGCTACAAACTTAGCCATTGCCAATACGGTCGTAAAAAGAAGCAATTTGGGAAATGTGTCTTTCTCAAAAACTACAGGGGCTGGTGCGACTCTTGGCGTAATTGGGGCTGGAGCGCAAGGTATCACATCAGATGTGACTACTGGAACTGCAGGTCTTTTCACAGCAACTTCAGGAACGGCATTTAGAGGATACTCATCAACTGGAACCGATCACGCGCAATTTGGCGAAATAACTGGCGATAACCGCTCATTTGTCCGCCGTGTCCTTGGCTTGTTTGGGTGGAATCGCGGATCATTCGTGCAGACGTTAGGCAGCCCAGCAACACTCACAGCAGACAGCGCGATTGAGTTACCAGATATTGCAAGCGGCACAATCGCTTTGACTAGCGACAGTCGATTTACAGATGAGCGAGTTCCGACCGCAGCGGGACTGACCAGCAAATTTGGGACTAACAAAGCAACAATAGCAAACGGCGACAAGTTTACGATCCTCGACTCAGCCGCATCAGACGCACCGAAGCACACGCTCTGGAGCTTGATTGTATCGACTCTTACCACGGCTTTTGACGCTCTCTATGTCGGACTTACAGGCAACCAGACCATCGCTGGGAATAAAACTTTTAGCGGTCAGGTTAATTTTTCAACTATGCCGAAAGTTTCCGCCTATAAGTCAACCGATCAAACTGGTTTAACAGCAGGTGCATATAATAAAATTACATTCGACACAGAGGTTTATGATGTTGGGTCGAATTTTGCGTCATCCACTTTCACAGCTCCATATGCTTGTAAGGTATTGATAAACGCAACTGTTTTCACTAGCGGCGTTTCTGATAGCGTTGCATTAGCGGTCTATAAGAACGGAACGCAACATAAGCGGATTGCAGCACAAGACATTACCACAGCAGCTAATACAATAGTTGACGGATCTGTTGTGATTGATTGTGCAACTAGTGATACGATTGAGATTTATTTGTATACATTAAATGGTCGCAGCGTTCTAGGTGCTGCAACAATTACTCACGTTCAATTCACCGCATTACCTTAATCCAATGTCTAATCTAATCAATAAAACAACCGCTCAGATCAAAGCTGAGAAAATCGATGCGTTGCAATCTGAGTTGCAATCCCACGTTGAATCCATCTTGTCGCTAATCTACGCCGCTTTAACTAAATACGGAACGCTCTACGCGGCAATCTCTGCATTGAACCCAGCGACGACCGTTCCAGCTCCCGATCTGAATATGTTCAAACCACAGCTAGACGGCACAGTTCTATTCGTTGCAGTTCCAGAAGAAGCTCCTGAGCCATGAATGAACATTCCCACCTCTACAATCTAATCAACGGAGCGGTCGGAACTGTCGCCTCATTGTTAGGCGTTATTAGCACCTGCCAAGAACAACTTGAATATGGCGTTAGAATTACTGGCGGAATAATCGGTATCTTGGTAGGTCTGATTACGCTTTATAATTTCATCCGTAAAAAGAAGTGATTGAGTCATTTCCAGATATCCCAGCTAAATTCGAGAAGTATGGATCTAACAACGGATCTATGCTAATTAAGGTATTGGAAAATTTTAGGTATCTATCTAGCTACGGAGTTATCAAAGTTCCAAAGGGATTCCTTAGTGACGGAGCATCCGTGCCACGTCCGTTCTGGGCTATATTCAGCCCGTTTAATGGCGACTATTTCGAGGCAGCTTTAATCCATGATTACCTATATTCCAAAGCATCCGATCTTAAACACCCAATGCTAACCCGTCCAGAAGCGGATGAGATATTCAAAGAGGCGATGTATAATCTAGGGGTAGGCTGGCTAACGAGAGGCACGATCTACACCGCTGTTAGACTAGGCGGATGGGCTAGTTACAAACGAAAATGACCGCAGATCCAGATAACTTATTTGAGGTGACCATCTTAATCATATTTATTTTGTTGATTATCGGAATTATTCTGTTAGAAAAGCGTTAATGACCAACGAACAGATTAAAGCTATCCAAGCAAAGATTGGAACTGAACCAGACGGATTCTGGGGCGAAAAGTCTATATCGGCTTGTAAATCCTATCTACGTCGTTTGATGGATTCGTGCGATGATAGC